TAAAACGTAAACGTTCTAAACCAGGAAATAATTAAGTTGGTAGAAACTCTAGAGGGTACTGAGCCTAAGCCGAAGGCTAGGCGAAAGGGGAGAAGAAGTAGAGAGGAAACAAATAAGATTAGAGCTTCTCTTGGGTTAACCGTTAAGGTTGCTCCACCTAAGAAAGACTATCGTCCTCCTGCTATTCTACCTGAGAAGTCTAAAGCTAAATCACAAGAACTACTTGCAGCTATGTTGCAGGGTAAGAGTACTCTTGTAGTTAAGAAGGTGATGGACAAAGCTTTAGATGATGATGACCAAGATCAGATGGCTTGTCTCAAGCTACTCATAGATCGAATGATCCCTACATCTTATTTTGAGAAAGAGAATAAGGGTAACAAAGGGATTACCATTCAGATCATGGGTGTAGGTGAGGTAGGTGTTAAAGAAACCGAAGATGAACCGATTGAAGCTGAGTATATAGAAGAGGAAGTAATAGAGAATGGATGAGAGTAATGGCTTTACTCAGTATGGGTTAGTTCCCGCAGGTCCTATAAATCTTTCTAAAAGGTTAGGTAGTCTATCTCTCTCTGTTCTTGGAGATCTAACAAACAGAGTTCTTCAGGGAGATGCTACTTACGAGAATAACTTTGGAGCTATTGGCATCACTAAAACTATAGGTTCACCAACTAATGTACGAGGAACCTACTATACTCCTGAGGGAGAGTTATCTGCATCTGGAACTCTAGATGGAGTAAATAATGTGAACTACTCTACTGGTCCTTACTCTATGGGAACAGATACTAAAGGTAATTATTATGGTAGTTACCAAGGAGATGGCTTCCAAGTGAATGCCACAGATAAATCTCTAGATACATCTTTTGAAATACCTATGGTAGATCCTAGTAACTCTATGAGTGCTGGTGCTGGATATGATTCTTATTCTAAGACTCCTGAAGTCTATGGTCAGTTCCATAAACAACTATCAGATAATGGGTTTGTAGATGCATCAGGTAGGTTAACTCCTAAAGGATATGAACTTATGTTACAAGGCGGATTCTCCTTCTAATCTATGGCAAATCTACAGGTAAAGTTACACGATAAACAGTTAGAGATATTCAACGATCCACATAGATTTAAAGTAGTTGCTGCAGGACGACGCTTTGGTAAGTCTCGTCTAGCTGCTTGGACTTTGATCATAGAGGCTTTAAAGAGTACAGAGAAAGATGTATTCTATGTAGCTCCGACGTATCAACAAGCAAGGGATATTCTCTGGTCTCTTCTTAAAGAGATAGCACGAGATGTAACAGCTTCTGCACATGAGAACACTTCGGTGTTAACTCTGATAAATGGACGTAAGATTTATCTTAAAGGTTCTGATAGACCAGATACTCTTCGGGGTGTAGGTTTAGCTTATGTAGTGATTGATGAGTACGCTGACATGAAACCTCAGGTATTCGAACAGATCCTAAGACCAGCTCTAGCTGATGTTCGAGGAGGTGCTTTATTTATTGGTACTCCTAAAGGTAGGAACCACTTCTACGAGTTATTTAAATACTCAGAGGGTGAGAAGGATCCTGACTGGAAGGCTTTCCATTATACGTCGTATGACAATCCTCTCCTACCAAAGGATGAGATTGAAGCAGCTAAGTTATCAATGTCTAGCTTTGCATTTAGACAAGAGTTTATGGCTTCATTTGAAGCAGCATCACGAGATCTTTTTAAAGAGGAATGGGTGAAAATAGATGAAGAAGAACCTAGTGAAGGTCGTTTTTTTATTGCAGTTGACTTGGCTGGCTTTATTAATGTCGATAAAGAGTCGGGTAATAAGAATAAAAAGCTGGATGAAACAGCAATTGCCGTTGTAAAAGTACACGATGGTGGTTGGTGGATTGCAGATGTACTCCACGGTAGGTGGGATATTAAAGAAACCTGTAATCAAATTATAAGTGCTGTTATTAAATATGAACCTGTAGCTGTTGGTATTGAGAAAGGGAGTCTAAAGAATGCAGCATTACCTTACCTTACTGACCTTATGCGTAGGCACAATCACTACTTTAGGATTGATGACGTTACACATGGTAATCAAAAGAAAACAGATCGAATCGTCTGGGCTCTCCAAGGTCGTTTCGAACACGGAAAGGTCTCGTTAAACTATGGCTCTTGGAATAATGAGTTTATAGATCAACTCGTTAACTTCCCGAACTCTCAGTTACATGATGACTTAGTAGATGCGGTAGCTTATATAGATCAGATACAGATAGTAGAGTACTTCCATGATTATGATGGTGAAGAGCAGTATGAACCTTTAGATATGGTTAGTGGATTTTAAAAAAAGGAAATAAATAAATGAGTTCTAGTAAACTAGTAGATTGGGTAAATGATAACATTTCTGAATGGCGAGATCATCGAGATGATAACTATCTATCTGATTGGAAAGAGTATGAACGTTTATGGCGTGGTATCTGGGCAGCAGAAGATAAACTACGTGAATCAGAACGTAGTCGTATCACTTCTCCAGCTCTACAACAGGCTATTGAGAACCATACTGCAGAGATAGAAGAAGCAGTCTTTGGTCAAGGCGACTATCTATTTGACATTGAAGATGACATGGAGGATACTGATCCTACTGATGTTGAGTACATGAAACGCTACATGAAAGAGTGTTTCAAGAAGAATAAGATTCGTAAAGCAGTAGGCGATGTTATTCTTTTAGCTTCTATCTACGGTACAGGTATTGGTGAAATAACTGTTAAGAAGACTAGAGAATTAGTACCAACTACTCGTCCTATAGATGGACTTGATGTGTCTGCTATTGGTGTAGAAGAAATAGAGAAAGTTCGAGTAACTCTCCGTCCAGTAAGTCCACAGAATTTCCTTATAGATCCTAATGCTACTTCTATAGATGATGCTATGGGTGTAGCTATTGAAGAGTTTGTATCAGCACATACTGTAGCTCAAGCTATTAGACTTGGTATCTATGCAGATGTTAAAGAGATCTCAGATGACTCTACTCCAGATAAAGATCTAGAGGCTAGTTTTATAGATAAAGAATACTCTGATGATAAAATCAGAGTCTTACGCTACTATGGTCTTGTTCCTAAGAAACTTCTAGAAGCTGCTCTAAATGACGATGACTCTGCTATTGTAGATCTATTTGCTAATGAAGAAGAAGAGCAAGGCGAGATAAGTGACCTAATGGAAGAATATGGTGATCTTGTAGAGGCTATTGTAGTTATTGCAAATGAAGAGACTTTACTTAAAGCAGAGAAATCTCCATACATGATGCAAGATCGTCCTATCGTTGCATACCAAGATGATACTATCCCTAATCGTTTCTGGGGTCGTGGCGTTGCAGAGAAGGGCTACAACATGCAGAAAGCAATTGATGCACAGTTGCGTAGCCACTTAGATAGTTTAGCCCTTACAACAGTACCTATGATGGCTATGGATGCTACTCGTCTACCTCGTGGTAGTAAGTTTGAGGTACGTCCAGGTAAATCTATTCTTACTAATGGTAATCCTGCTGAAATTCTAATGCCCTTTAAGTTTGGTAATCTAGATGGTTCTAACATAGAGACAGCTCGTGCCTTTGAACAGATGCTTCTACAAGCTACAGGTACCATGGATACTGCAGCAATGCAGTCACAACCTGAAGGTGCTAACATATCTCTAGCTCTTTCTTCTATAATTAAGAAAAATAAACGTACCTTGGTCAATTTCCAAGATAGTTTCCTTATTCCTTTTGTTGAGAAGGCAGCTTGGAGGTTCATGCAGTTTGATCCTGAGCACTTTAAGACACAAGACTGGAAGTTTATCCCTAGTTCTACACTAGGTATGCTTGCTCGTGAGGTAGAACAACAACAATTCATTAACTTAATGAAAACTCTAGGTCCAGATAGTCCTTTAGTTCCTATCTTAATGCAAGGTGTTATTGAAACCTCTAACTTAGCTAATAAAGCAAGCTTATTAGAACAATTAGCTCAAGCACAAGAACCTGATCCACAACAACAACAGATGGATATGCAACAAACACAGTTAGAAATGGGTTTACTAGCAGCTCAAACTGCAGATCTTAACACTAAAGCTGGTAAACAACAAGCAGAAGCACAACAAATTGCTGTTGAAACTCAACTTAAACCAGAAGAAGTGAAAGCTAAACTAGTAGCAGCGCTATCTACCAACCTTAAAGCAGGTGAAGAGGATGATAGAGAGTTTGAGCGTCGTGTTAAAGTAGCAGATCTCCTACTAAAAGAGCAAAACTTAAAGTTAAAAGCTACTGATAGTGCTCAAAATAGGGAGATTGTGAAGATGCAGATGGCTAATAAAAATAGTGCTTGACATTTAAATAATCTTATGGTATAATCATTATATAAGTAAAGCTATTATAACACATTCTTATGAAAGGTGCAATAGTTTGGATAGAGAATTACAAGATTACTATGAAAATAGATTTACAACTATGTCTACTCAAGGGTGGAAAGACCTAATAGAAGATGTACAAAAGATCTATGACACAACAAATCAAATAAGTAGTACTGATAACTTTGAAGGATTCCACAAACGTAAAGGTCAGTTAGACATTTTACAGTGGATTCTCTCGTTACAGCAAGTATCGGAACAAACATACGAGGAGTTACAAGATGCGGATAATGCTTGATTTCAAGTGTACCGCTTGTGACCATGTAGAGGAACGGTACATAGATAATAACACAGAATACACTGAATGTACTAAATGTAATAGTAAAGCTGTTCGTATGATCAGCACACCTACTATTTCATTAGAAGGATATTCAGGTAGCTTTCCAGGTGCAGCAGCCGCTTGGGAAAAAAAGCACAGAATGGCTGCTACCCCTAGAGATTAACTACGATAGCCAAATAGTTAACCCCTTTCCTAAAATGCTTATATGCACAGGAGACTTAAT